CGATAGACTTGTTCGAATAGAGCAAAAGGTAGATAAACTATCTGAAGCTTTAGTTTCTATGGCAAGAACAGAAGAAAAACTAGTTGGTTTAAAAGAAGACCATGATAGAGCTTTTGAAAGGCTTAATCGTTTTTCTGCTAAGCTAGATGAAATTGAAAAAAAAGTAGATGATAATGCACGGACAGTGCAAACAATAAATAAATTATTCTGGGTAGCTGTAGTTGCTATTTCAGGATCAATCGCAGCTCAACTTTGGATGTAAGGAGTAAGTAAATGAGCGAATGGATCAAAAAGTTGACTGGTAAGTATTCTGAAGTCAACGAAAATAAAAAGGCAGCGCTTCAAAAGAAACTAGCTAAAAGCGCACAAAGTTCAGAAAAAGGTAAAGCTGCGGTAACTCTACCAAAAGCTCCTTTTAAAATCCCTGAAGAAATTGCTGCTACTGAAAGAACAGCATTTATGGGTGCTGCAGCAGCAGCTCATAAAGCAGGTAAATCTCATTTTAACTTTGCTGGTAAAAAGCATAAAGTTACTATGCAAAAAGATACAGCTAAAGCAATCGCTGATGGTGTAGAAGAAGCATACGACGAGCCTCAAGGCCAAGCAAAACGTATGATGTCTCCATTGCAAAAAATGAGAATGGATAAAGAAAAAGCAGACCGCGATGCAGATGGCAAGCTGAAGCCTAAAATGAAAAAAGAAGAAGCTAAAATTGATGAAATTTCAATGAGCAAGCTAGGTAGATATTCCAAAGCTGCAGCTAAAGATATTGAGCAAAAGCGCAATAAAGTAAAATCGGCATTGGATCAACCAGCAAGTGTAAAACATGCTAAAGCTGGTATGAAAGCTATGCAAGGACTTACAAAAAGATCTAAAGGATCTGATATGTATGTAAACAAAATGACAGGTCGTTCTAAAGTTAAACCAACTAATGAAGAAAACATTGACGAGATTTCTAAAAAGACACTCGGATCATATGTTAAAAAAGCTTCTAAAGATGCTGCAAGCAAAGCAGCATATGGCACACAGCTTAGTAGAGATGGCGATACTAAAAAAGGTGGAAAAATGGCAGCAAAAGCATATGATCGTACAAAGAATATTGGAAAAGCAGCAGACAAACTTGCAAAAGAAGCTTATGAAAATATTCCAAAAGCAACTCATAAAGGTGTACAAGACCCAATGGGTAAAGGTTTATCTCCTTCAGCTAAAGATCAACTAGCAAAGAAGATGCCAACGCCTGAACCAATTGATGAACCAAAAGTGGACGCAAAAAACTTTAAGACTTTCCGTAAAGGTCTGAAGCAAGCTAAAAAACGTCCAGGTGATAAATAAAACTTTAATCTATAAAGGATAATATGAAATGGCAATCACACCACCAAGCTGGTCTAAAAACGCAGTTCCAACCCCACAAGGTTGGAGAGATCCACGTACGAATGAACTACTGAAAGCACAAAAACTTTCTGAATCGCAAATTAATGAATACTTGGGAGTTGAGGAAGTAAAGCAACCAGTGGTAGAAGAAGCTCCTAAACCAGAACCAGTTCAACTAAATGAGGCCCCTGCAAATAATACGCCTCTCGAGAAAATGACTAAAGTAGAACTTGAATCTCTAGGTCGTGAACACGGAGTTGAACTTGATCGTAGAAAAGCGAAAGCTGATCTAGTTGAAGAGTTGAAAGAAGTCATTTCAGAATAGAAATGCAAATATTCAATGAAGTGAATGATGACAACTTCATGATCTTTGCAGCTAGGCACTACTATAATCCACGCTGCATAGATGTAGAAGAATTTTATGAAGATTTAAATAGATTTAAATATGTTAAAAGATTATTAAATCGTTATATTGAAACAGGTAAATTGTCAGAGAGGCTTATATTAAACCACATGATTGTAATTTTCAATGCGTTTGATATTAAGCCTGCTTTGATGATGCTTGAACATAAATTAGATGAGAAACACTGGCCAATTGTAAAACCTTTCCTGGTGTTTCTCCGCCACATAACAAATGATGAATACGTCGACATTCCTATGGACAAGACAGTGATAGATGCTTTAAGGAAAATTTGATGGGAATAGTAAAAAGAGCTGCAGACTTAGCGTTTACGTTTAGATTTCTCCGCATGCTAGTCATGAAGTGGGAAAGCTGGGACGCATATAAGCTCGGCATCATTGACGATAGTGGAAAGAGAGATCGTTCTGTCAAGCTAGATACAGACGAAAAGAAGTCAGCTTATACTCCATTCATCCGGCTGGCAGCGAATGTCAAACGTCTAGTTGGACAGAACAAACTCACTTCACTTGCCTCAGCTTTATTCCTTATCCGTGAAACTCATGGCTTATCTGATAAAGATATGGAAAAAATTCTAAAAGAATCTGGTATTGATTTTCTTGATTTCTTAGCAGAATCCAATGAGTGGTTTATCCTTGAAGACAAAAGAATGTCACCCGGTGTGTATCGAGTGAAGGACTCGAAGGTACTCAACACCACTTTTGAGGAATTGGTACAACCAAAAGATCAAGTCAAATTTTTAGAAAATTCTCTGATATTAATATCTCAGGTAAGAATGTAGTAGTTCTTGCTCACCCAGAAATCGAAGACATCCAAGGAACTCGTGAGTTTATGGGACAACATCAGAAAACGTAGAGCAGCGGGTAAACGTAAGTTAAAGCCTGGTGACAAAAACTATCCTAAGACTCTAAACATTGAAGCAGCTAGGCCTCAAGTTCGTTGGAAAAGAGGCAAGTATCCTGGTGAAATCGAAGCCACGATTGGTGGTAAAAAATATAAAATCGAAAAAGCATTAGACCACAATGATCGCCATAAAGGTGAGTGGAAAGTAATGGTTTGGGATAAAGGTGATTGGGAGTGGGAAACTACTGAATACGGTAAAGCCAATGCTAAAGCATGGATTATGAACAAGCATGGGATAAAAGAGTCTGTTCAACCACATCCAGCAGTAATTAAAGCTTATAAGAATTCTCGAGATGCTGAGCATAGGGATGGAGAGTACGGTACAACTGCTACTAAAAGAGCTGTTACAAGAACCGCGAATACTTTATCTAAAAAGATTAATCAGCATCATCCAGATCTTGATATGCAAGGTAAGATTGCAATCCGTACTAAATTACAAAATATGAAAGAAGATTGGGTGTGTGGAAAGTGTAACTGTGAGCCATGCACATGTGGTGAAGTAAATGAAGAAGTTCCAGGTGGAGCAAACACTGCTTCTATTCCTAATCCAGCTGACACCGCAATGGGACCAAGATTTAAACCAAAAAATGTTACGGATAGGCGCCGTAAAAAAGAGATGGTGCTTTTAAAACGTTTCAGAAAGCATATGGAAGAAAATGGCTAAATTATACTTAATGCTTCTTATAATTAGTTTATTCAGCGGAGTAGGATATGCTGGATATTCTTATTATATGTGGTCACAGGAAACAATTGGAACACTTAGAGAAAATAACGTAAAGTTAAAATCAGCAGCAGAAACACTACAAAACACTGTAGAGAAAATGGCTGCTGATGCAAAAAAGAATGAAGAACTAAATCGTAATCTAACTAAAAGATTACAACAATCACAAGAGCACCTTGATAAACTCAGAGGTGTATTTGCTAAAATCGATTTGACTATGGAGGCATTAACAAATGCACAAGGACTTGAAGACAGAGTTAACAATGCCGTTAACAAACTTATTGGACGTATCGAAAACGAAACTACTCCTCCTAGCGATGACCCCGCTCCTACTGACAGCGTGCGGAGCGAGGATGCCGGAGCCGGAAGTAGTAGTAACGACTGAGTACCAGGAACAAAGCATTCCTATTCAGGAGCGTCCTAAGGCTGTTCAGTTTCCACCTGTGGATTGGTTTGTTATAACCGAAGATAATTTAGAACAAAAATTAGCTGAGATTGATACAAAAACTGGTAATGTAGTTTTGTTTGCTATTACACCAAAAGGATACGAGAATCTTGCTCTTGGAATTGCAGAACTGCGTAGATACGTTAAAGACCAACAAGCCATTATTGTTTACTACGAGGAAGCCTTGGCTCCGGAAGAGCCTGAAGCAAAAGTTGAAGAAAATCAATAAATTGTTGAAAAAAAGTTGTAACAATACCACATATGGTATATTTACAATCCTGGGTTTTAATATATAATACTACATGTAAAGAAAAAATCATTTTAGAAGAGGATATGAGAATGGCAACAGCATCTGTTGACACTAGAAAACTTTTGTCTGAAACAAAGTTTTTTGACAGCTATTCAAGATGGAACGACGAAAAAAATAGATATGAAACTTGGGATGAAGCAGTTGATCGTGTAATGAGTATGCACGAAGGATTTTATAACGATAAGTTAAATCAAATCCAACCTTTCATTGAAGAAGCAAGAACTGCTTATAAAGAACAAAGAGTTTTAGGTGCACAGAGAGCCTTGCAATTCGGCGGAGAACAAATTTTAAAACACCAAATGAGAATGTATAACTGCACATCATCCTATGCTGATCGTGCAGCTTTTTTTGGTGAAATCTTTTATATTCTACTATGTGGTGCTGGAGCAGGTTTTTCTGTTCAATCGCATCATGTAGAAAAACTTCCTAAACTACAAGCTCGTACAAAACAACCAAAGACGCACGTTGTTGAGGATTCTATTGAAGGTTGGGCAACAGCGGTAGATGTACTTATGTCATCATATTTTATGAATGGTGGTAAGCATCCAGACTATGCTGGTCGTCGGATCTACTTTGACCTATCAAATATCCGTCCAAAGGGTGCAAAGATTTCCGGTGGATTTAAAGCACCAGGTCCAGATGGATTACGTCTTGCTCTTGATAAAATTGAGCACTTGCTGCAAGCTTTGGTACTTGACCAAAAAGAGCCAGTAGCATTACGTCCTATTCAAGTATATGACATTGTAATGTTTACCGCCGATGCGGTGTTGTCAGGCGGTGTACGTCGTTCAGCTACAATTTGTTTGTTCTCACCAGATGATGAAGAAATGATGAAAGCAAAAACTGGTAACTGGTTTGTAGATAATCCACAGCGTGGTCGTTCAAACAACTCAGCAGTGATTGTCCGTGATGAGACAACACCTGAAGAGTTTGGCACTATTATGAAATCTGTAAAAGAATTTGGTGAACCAGGTTTTGTATTTGTTGAATCACGTGAGCATACAACTAATCCTTGTGTTGAGATTGGTATGTTCCCACAGATCAATGGTAAGTCAGGTTGGCAAGGTTGTAACCTAACTGAAATCAACGGTGGAATGTGTACTTCAAAAGAAGAATTCTTTAAGGCATGTCGTGCTGCTTCTATTCTTGGTACACTCCAAGCTGGTTACACAGACTTTAAATTCCTTGGTGATACTGCTAAAGATATTTTCGATCGTGAAGCACTGATTGGTGCATCTATTACTGGTTGGATGAATAACCCCGATGTGTTATTTGATCCTGAAATTCTTGAAGAAGGCGCCGAAATTGTCAAACAAACAAACCGAGAAGTTGCAAAAGCTATTGGAATCAATCCAGCTGCTCGAACAACGTGTGTTAAGCCGTCAGGAAACGCTTCAGTTCTATTACAAACTGGTTCTGGTATTCATGCTGAGCATTCTTCTATGTATATTCGTAACGTTCAAATGAACAAAGAATCAGAAGTTACACAAGCCATCCAACGTATTAATCCACATATGGTGGAAGAATCAGTGTGGTCTGCTGGTGGAACTGACGTGGTCATTTCATTTCCAATCGTACCAAAAGATGGTTCAATCTATAAAGATGAATTGATTGGTGTAGACCATCTCGAAAAAGTAAAGCTAGCTCAAAAACATTGGGTAAATGCTGGTACTAACGAAGAGCTGTGTGCAGATAAAGGTGTACGTCATAACGTATCAAATACTATTATTGTGGAAGATTGGGATGAAGTAGAACGTTACGTGTTTGAAAACCGTCATTCATTCGCAGGCATCTCATTCCTATCAGCAATGGGTGATAAAGACTTTAATCAAGCACCAAACACAGCTGTGATATCTGCTGAAGAAATGGTGAATAAATATGACACAGCGGCAATCTTTGCTTCTGGTCTTGTAGTTGATGCTTTGAATGCGTTTGACAACCTATGGTCAGCATGTTCAACAGCACATGGATTCGGGGATGATCTAACATTGGATAGTGCAGAAAACGCGTTGAAACGAGATTGGGTAAGACGTTTCAATAATTTTGCAGATAACTATCTCGACAATGATACCAAGAAAGCTGAGTATTGTCTCAAAGATTCGTACTTGCTTCATAAGTGGAACAAAATTAATAAAAACTTTAAACCAATTGATTGGGTAGAAGACTTAACAGAAAAACGTTACACTGAAGTAGATACGATGGGAGCAGCGGCATGTGCTGGAGGTGCATGCGAAATCGACTTCTAAGGAGGTATAATTGAGGCATTATTATATTGAGTGTTATTTTTGTGATGAAGAAACTCAGGTTTCATCTACTACGGAGCCTGAATTTTGTCCAGTATGTGGTGAAGAGGTGAATGCAGATGTAATTGACGACCTAGACTCAGATGAGTAGCACATTATAAATATAGTCATCGGTAATAGATGAAGAGAACATAATGTGGTTTTATAATGATAAAGAATTTAATCCGGCCGAGCACGATATCGAAAGCTTGGCCGGTTTTGTTTATTTGGTTACTGATTTAAATAACGGTAAGAAGTATGTTGGTAAGAAAAATCTATGGTCAACCCGCAGACTTCCGCCACTCAAAGGTCAGAAAAGAAGAAGAGTAAAGAAATCAGAATCTGACTGGAGAGACTATTTTGGATCGAATGAGGAGGTAAAGCTTCTCGTTGAGAATGAAGGACGTGATCGATTCAAAAGAGAAATCCTCCGCCTATGCAAGTCTAAAGGTGAGATGACATATTTCGAAATGAAAGAACAAATTGACCGTGAAGTTTTATTCCGTGATGATTATTATAATGAATTTATTGGAGGCAAGATTCATAGTAAACATTTAAAAGGAATAGAAGATGTACGAATACAGGTGCAAAGTACTGAAGGTCATTGATGGCGACACAGTTGATGTTGATATTGACCTAGGTTTTGGAATTGTACTTACCGATGAAAGAGTACGGATCATGGGTATTGATACTCCAGAGTCAAGAACTTCAGATAAAGTAGAAGATGTTTTTGGCGAAGCCGCAAAAGCTCGAGTCAAAGA